GCAGCGCAACAAGTTAAAGGGGTAGGCAATGCTGCAGTAGCATCAGGTGGCCTATTTGGTGAAATCTTTGCAAGCCTCACAGGACCCAACAGCCCCCTGGGAGTGTTCACTCGAGGACTCGGCGCAGCTGGAGGAGCAGCGGACAATCTCACAGGCAAGGCATACACGACAGCCGACGGAATGGAACGCCTCGCCCTGTCCACTGTAAGGGCAACATCAGCGATCCAAGACTTCAACGGTGAAAGCGGGGCAGGCCCAGCCTACAAAAACAGTGGCCAGAATCCTTACGAGGAATACTTACGACTCCAACGTATCGGCATCCTAACGCTACCCGTACTCACCGAAAAGGTAGATAACCAGACTACGAGCACTAATACCGGATCAGTAGCAGTAGAAGAATTAACAAAGAAACAACAGAAACTTATCGACAAATATGAGGAAGGGAAAACAGCCCTAGCGGATCGAGGGAAGCAGCTCCTCGATGAAGTCGATGCCCTGAACAAAGCCCGAGAAGCAATCACCGACTACACGGATGCACTGTCCACAAACATTCTCTCAGGCGTAAACCTCGGCACAGCCTATCAAGACCAATTTAATAAAGAGGGAGAAAAGACTGGAATAAGTCTCCTTGAGGGATTCAATAACCAAATAGAAGAAGCTAAATGGTTTGGAAATGTCCTCACAGCGATTAAGAATCAAGGGGCGGATCAAGGTCTCATCGACCAAATTGCAAGCCTCGGTCCATCAGTAGGTGGGGCCCTCGGACAACAGATGCTCGATGAAGGCCTTGTGCCTGAACTGTCTAAAAAATGGGTATCGGTAAATGAAACCGTAAACGAACTAGCGAAAGGCCTAATACCCGAGGGCCTTCTCGCTGGTGAACAATTCGCCCTGGCAACAGTCGAAGGCACTGCAGCGACACTCCTCAAGGAACAGAAAAGCCTCAAGAAACTAGGTAAGCAAGTAGGCAAAATCGTGGGTGCATCATTCAAAGCACAGCTTGCCGATGATGTAGCCGAGGCAGTACGCAACGTAGAAGCCCAGGCGACAGCTGCCAGGGCCGAGGCAGTAGCCACAGCCACGAGACAACAGCAAGCCATTACCGAGCAAGAAATCGCCCAGGCGATCTCCCAGATCATTGCCAGGGCAGAGCAGCGACTCGGCCAACTTAATCAGCCTCTAGTCGCATGATTACCGAGATCAGCCTCGGAGGCACAGTCCTCGACCTGGACACGATCGAATATAACGTCGGAATCCAGCATGGTCGATCAGATGTAACCTCTACGCCCCAGTCTAGTAACGCCCAGATCACGATCAGGGGCCCGGTGGGTGTCGATGCCGAGATCACCGATGAACTCATCATCAAGGCCTATGGGCAACGCCGATTCACTGGCGAAATATCCGATATCACGATCACGCATTTATCCTCGGAGCCCCCAGTGGCCCTCACAACGATTATTGCCATGGGTTACCTATCGACACTTGGCATGGTACAGGTCGGTGTCGATGGATGGAGTAATCAGACAGCCAGGCAAAGAGTCGAGGAAATCCTCGTAGCCACAGGATTTCCCTACGCTAATGGAGCCACCACAGACATTACATTCCACGCACTGACAGCCCCGAACGCTGAGCCCACAGATGCCCTCAGTTACCTGGCGGGAATCGCTGAATGGTCAGGCGCGACCTACTTTGATGATCCTCATGGGCGTATTGTATTCGAGTCATACGGTGCTCGAGGGATCACTACTTTCGCGGGAACCTGGTCAAACAACATCGGGCCATGGTCAGATTACGACCAGACCTGGGACTCATTTCCGATCGACAGAGCAGCAGACACACTCCCGTCGGATGCAGTAATCTACACGCCCACCTGGTCGCGTACTAGGCAGAGCATCGTAAACGATGTCACAGTCTTAGGACATGCCTCATCAGGTGGAGGCCACGGTGGAGACTGGGAAGTGACTGTCACCGATTCAGCGTCAATCGCTGCCTATGGTCGCAGGGCATACAGGCTCCAGACAGAGATCCGATATGAGGCAGACGGTACAGATCGAGCAGGGAGCATCATTACAGCTCAGGCTAACCCTCTCTGGTCATTGGGTCAGATCTCGATTATCATGTCGCAACTCTCAACCCCAGATCGAGACTTGATCCTCGCCCTCGTGTCAGGCTCAGCGGTCGCAGTGCTGAACCTGCCACAACCAGCACCCCTAGGACAGTTCCTCGGCATTGTCGAAGGCTGGGGCGAACGATACGCCGACGGGCAACACATCCTTACACTGTCAATCTCAGACCCGCGGTACTCATTCGAGACAATTACCTGGGGAGAGGTCGATCCAGCGCTAGAATGGGGCGACATAGACCCAGCAGTGAAATGGTACGAAATAATCAGCGGTAGTAACTTAGCGGCATAGGAGAAGGAAATGGCAGTAACCCCAGACGGAAGCCCTTATGTGGAGTCGAGCGACTTAGTAGCAAATTATCCCGCCGTGTCTTTGGCAGTCGCTAACAAAATAGACACGAAAGCGAACACGGCTAGTCCAGCATTAACCGGGCAGGCAAGCATTACTCACACCGTACCGTCATTTAATTTAGTGGAATCGGACTCTAGTAATGCTACGACCCAATTTTTTATGAATGGCGGTAACTGCACAATTAGAGTTGACTCTACAGGGGTTATTGCAAACAGCACATTAGGTTTTACTATCGACGCAACTAGTCGAATGGTAATAAACAGTGATGGTCGAATAACCGGCTCAGGGCAAAGCCTTGGAGCCGGAACCGCTTATACCCCAGTAATTAGCGGTACAGGGTGGGCACTCGGAAACGGTGTTATTACAGGTGCTTACAGCGTTATTGGTAAACTTGTTTACGTTAAAATAGTAGTACAATTTGGTTCTACAAGTACCTTCGGCGGTAGCCCTTTACAATTAAGTTTACCATTAACAGCAGTCGAAGAAAGCACAGTAATAAGCCGTTACACAGACACTAACGTGGGAGCCAATTACACAGGCAAAGGGCTAGTAGCCGCCGATTTATTTACCACTATGACACTTAACGCGATTCAATCAGCCGCGGGACTTATCGAGCCAGTTATCAATTCGAAACCTTTTACTTGGGCCAACACGGACGTAATCAGAATAGATGGGTGGTACAGAAGCACATGATAAACGAATTACCAGAAATACAATTTATAGACGAAACCGTGGTAACCGTAATCCCTAAACCTTTCCCTAATGATGAGGAAGCCACATGGGTATATTGGACTAGCGTAGATACGTTAGACCGCGGAATTAGTGACGAATGGGTATGGGACAGGTTACGGCTACGCCGCGACCAATTACTCAAGGAAACAGACTACCGCATGGTAGTAGACGCACCATGGGCTTTAGAACCATGGACCCTTTACCGTCAAGCACTTCGCGATTTACCTAAAAAAACGAAAAACCCGCGACTAGCAGAATGGCCCGAGGTTCCATAATGAGCGCAATAGAGGAAACCCCTAATGTCTGACGACATCGAAACCACAGACACAGAGGAAACCCTCGAGGTTATCGAAAGTGCTCCAGTGGTAAAAAAAGCTACAAAGAAAGCGGCGAAACCACAGCCCAAAGAGGTAAGCCAGACAGAGAAAGCCAGGGCGATAGTCCGAGCTAAACTTGTTGCAGCTAAAAGGCCCCCAGTCAATGACTATCGCTAGTGTCGGAGACCTAATACCTATAGTTGTTATCGGCTCAGCAATTCTTGCAGGCATACTTTGGCTAATTAAAGCCCAGACACACATGTCCAGAGAGTTCAGGCCTAACGGCGGGGCGACTATGCGCGACGCCATGAACCGGATAGAAAAGGACATGAGAGATGTCCGAGGCCGCCTCGATCAACACATCGACACACACAACAAGGGGAACACATGAACCTAAGAATCTGGCTAGCGAGCACATGGGAAGGCTCCATCGTAAAGATCGCTGGAGGAGCTGCACTCGGTGCAGTCCTGTCCTGGCTAATGACAGCAGATGTTCACCCGCTTATCGTGGCTATCGGTGCAGCTGCGATCCCAGTAATAATCAACGCCCTTAACAATGAGGACCCTCGATATGGGACAGTGAATTGGGAGGAGCTCGATGGCGACACTATGTAAAGCTGGAGTGACTCTACGCTCCCAGGTAGATAAAAGGTTCCCAGGCAGAGACCGTCGCACCGATGGATGGATCGGAAATGCCGAGCATAAATCTAGGCAGTCCGACCACAACGAAAACTCTAAAGGGATCGTTATGGCCCTTGACCTCGATGAGAATATGGGTAAGCGTGGCAAGTGGCGCAACGGTCGCACAGCCAGACTTCTAGCAGATCAACTCATCAAATACGCAGCCTCCACAGCTTCAGGAGCCCAAAGAATTAAATATGTCGTATACGAAAACCAGATCGCGAGCCCTACTTACGATAAAACCTGGTGGAAGTTCCGAGGATCAGGATACGGCCACACAGCCCACATCCATATCAGTTTCACGGCCCTGGCAGACATGGACGGCTCAATCTTCCCACTGCCGATACTCACTAAGTCACCCACAAAGAAACTCGCCTATCGTCGTTTAATCGCTAAACGACGCCGATAGCCCCATGGATCTCGAATGCCCCTACTGTGGGCAAGTCGAAAACCTCAGAGCCGAATATCCGCAACGGTTCGACCTACCTAACCCACTAATAACCGAGTGCAGGGAGTGCGAATGATAACCGAGATCCTCATGTGTGCCGCAATAATCACGGCCCCGACATGCGCCGCTAATTCACCCGATGCCTTGGACTGGAAAGGTTATGAGCCGAGCCTGTACCAGGGGCAGCATTATCACAGTAAATGGGCACAGGTTCGAAAGTGCATTATGCACAGGGAGTCCCGATCAAACTATAGGGCAAGATCCAGCATATCGACTGCTGCTGGGGCGTATCAGTTTCTGGATTCACAATGGCGAGTAAGCCTCACTTATATGATGATTAAAGAATCAAAAGCCACTAAAGACGGCCTTATCAGTGAAATTAAAGCTCTACGCAATAAGCCAATCCAGACATGGAATCGGTACTACCAGGACCGAGCATTCTACACAGCCTGGGACAATGGGAAAGGGGCAGATCATTGGAGCCAAACACGCCACGGGTGCTAAACGCTACCTACCATGTAGTCGAACTTGAGGATCTCGACCTCCGAGGTCAAGTGCTTATCACTGTGAGAGACGGTAAACCAACTCTCGCCTACAGGCGCTCGATGCGTGATCGCTGGAGTCCCGAGATCATGCCCAACACGCCAGAGAATCGCTAAAGTCCTTGACAAGGCGCTACAGACTCACCAGTATTAACCCACAGACATACCAGAGCAGGGGAAGGCTCACACCTCAGACTCAGAGCTGGGGATGTCTACGGGTGGCCCTGTTTCTAGTGGCAGGGCCACTCACCACACTAGCCACTAGGACACTAAGGGGAATCATGCAAGATCAAGAGGCATTATTCGACAGCATCGGGGACATACAACTCGACCGGCCCTGGCACAATTGCACAGGGCAGCTCTGCACATACTGCGAACGGTTCGACCGTGAGGATACTCAGGTGCTCGCAGAGATCGACCCAGCCTGGAGAATGCAAGCCACCATATTCCGCAAGTCACTCGCTATCGGTGGACTATTCAGCGCAGACCTACTCATCGAGGCCATAGGCAAGCCACTAGGCCACCCAAACCAAATCGGCGCACTATTTAGAGCATGGAATAGCCAGGGCCTTATCGAGTCTCAGGGCAATTATGTTGTGAGTACCCGCGAATCTAACAACGGTCGCTCAATCAGATTATGGAGGCGCACAGCATGAGCCCCGCCATACTCGGCCTAGCCTGCCTCGCAGCTGGCCTCATCATCGGATTCATATGGGGACATGCAGGGGGCAAAGGATGAGCGAACTCATTATCAATTGCGTGAAATGTGGCTACCGAATGCACATTAGGGAAACAATCTGCATGAATTGCGTAGCCTTAGATGAGTACTCTAAGAGGGAAGTTTCTCACCTGTACATTACTCAGCAAAAAAGACTTCGACAAGCAGCCCAAAAGAAAGCAAAGAGGGAGATCGCATGAGCGGATACAACCTCGACGGATATATCGACGTCCCTAGCCGCATCAAACTATTCATGTCTAGTCATCCTGAGGGATCACTCCAAATGGACCCGCCAGAGTTTATCGACATTGACGGTAAAAAATGGGTAGTAGGTCGCGCATACGCCTATCGGACACCTGACGATCCTAGACCTGGTATCGGTACAGCATGGGAGATCGTGCCAGGCACAACATCATTCACCAGGGGATCAGAGATCCAGAATCTCGAGACGAGCGCATGGGGCAGGGCCATTGGGGCCCTAGGCATTGGCATAGATGCCAGTATCGCCACGCTCGATGAGATCCAGCATGCTAAAGAGCGATCCAAAGTGATCCAGACGACAGAGAAACTCCAAGATGATCCATGGGTCACACAAGAGCCACATGTGTACGTTGAAAAGCCAGGCGCTCGAGGTACAGGTGTAACGACTAAAGGCTCCAGCATGTACCCAGCGACAGAGGGTCAAGTGAAAGCGATCCACGCCATACTTGGCAAGCAAGGCACACGAGACGACCTCGACAAGCTTGCTGCCGTTAATGCTTGGCTAACCTCGATGAATAAGCAGCCAGTTAC